TGCAGGGCGGTGAGCAAGTTTGTTCCAGCAGAACAACTGATCGTACCGTATACTTCCACAGATCTGGAGACAGCGGAGAACGTAACGCATGTAATCCAGATTACCGAGAATGATATTCGCAAGAAACAGGTCGCAGGGTTTTATCGGGATATTGAAATAAAGGAAACCCAGGTTGATCCTTCTGATGTTCAGGAAGAAATGGACAAGATCAGCGGGATTTCCGCTAGTTATCTCGATACCGACATCACCTTGCTCGAATGCCATGTGAACTTGGATATAGCTGGTTTTGAGGACACCGGAAACGGAGGGGATGCCACCGGTATAAAACTTCCCTATGTGGTCACTATTTCTGAAAACAACGGAAAGGTCCTAAGTATTCGGCGCAACTGGCTGGAGGATGATCCAGACAGGAGAAAGCGTCAGTACTTCGTTCACTTCAAGTTCCTGCCGGGTTTTGGATTTTACGGTCTTGGTCTCATCCATATGATTGGAGGACTAAGTCGAACGGCGACGGCAGCTCTTCGTCAGCTCATAGATGCCGGAACCCTGTCCAACCTCCCTGCGGGGTTCAAGGCGAGGGGCCTCCGTATACGGAACGATGACGAGCCGCTGTCGCCGGGAGAATTCAGGGATGTAGACGCACCGGGAGGCGTGATACGGGATGCGCTAATGTTGCTTCCTTACAAAGGAGCAGATCAAACTTTATTCCAGTTAATGGGTTTTTGTGTGGACGCGGGGCAGAGGTTTGCCTCTGTTTCCAGTTTACAAGTTGGAGATGGGAACCAGCAAGCAGCGGTGGGAACGACCATTGCTCTTCTCGAACAGGGTGCGAAAGTCATGTCGGCTATTCATAAACGGCTGCACTACGCACAAAAGGAAGAGTTCTATCTTCTGTCCTACGTGTTCGCGGATTATCTACCTCCTGAATACCCCTATAACGTAGTGGGTGCTGAACGCACTATCAAAGCCGAAGACTTTGACGACCGCGTGGACGTAATACCGGTATCTGATCCCAATATCGCGTCGATGGCGCAGAGAGTGGTTCTGGCACAAACAGAACTGGAACTGGCTCAATCTGCTCCGGATCTGCATAATATGTACGAAGCGTATCGGCGCATGTATAAGGCAATCGGCGTCAAGGACGTAGACGCAGTTCTGAAGCCTAGCGAGGAAGGCGAACCCGTTGCGAAAGATCCGGCATTGGAAAATTCGGACTCTCTGGAGAACATTCCTCTGGTGGTTTTTGAAGGACAGAACCACGACGCTCATATAATGGCGCATCTGGTTTTCGGCTCTTCCACAATGGTTGGGACGATGGCACCCGTAGTGATGTCTCTTCAGAAACACGTAATGGAGCATATTTCCGTCAAAGCCAAAGAACAGGTAGCAGCTCAGATGCAGCAACAAATGGGAGGTCAGCCTCCGAATGAACAACAAGTTCTGCAAATTGAGAGCATGGTAGCGGAGTTAATCGCGCAAGGAATGCAGGAAGTAAAAGCAATGAGTGCTCAGATAAGCGGTGGCGGCGAGCAAGACCCCTTAATCGCCCTGAAGGAACAGGATCTTCAGATTCGGGCACAACGAGACGCTAATGAAATGGTAGTTGATCAGGCTCGTTTGGAACTGGATACGAAGAAAGCTAGAAACACTATGTCTCTAGGAAAAGAACGTATTGCTTCTACAGAAGAAATTGCGGCTGCACGTATTAAAGCCGCACGAGAGCGTGAGCTGCTGAAACAGGATTCAAAAGAAACTATTGTCGTAGACCGGGAAAATAGGAGATAATCATGGCTGCTGCGAAAAGAAACCAACCTTCTGTTGGCAAGATCGCCAAAGGAGAGGTTATTAGTGACCAAGGAACGGTTCCATATCATGGACAAAAAACGGTAGCTACACCTAATACTCTGAAAGGTACTGTAGTAAAAGGTACTCAGAAAGGGGTGGGCGCTGCGCTTCGCGGCACTTCCTATACATATGACTGAGGAGAATTTTTTATGAATGAAGTATCCCATTGGGTAAAAGGACGGTTATCGGAACCGTCTACCTATGCAGCGGCAAGTGTCGCAGCCATAGGTGGTTGGGTGTTGACCGCACAAATGTCTTGGATTTGGGTTGCACTCGCTTTGGCAGCAATTGCTGTAGTAATGCACGAAAAAGCATAGGCAATGGATCTTTATGGAAGTAGAAGTTTCTTTAATCAGAGACTACTTGCAACAGGTCATGGGTCTTTTGGCTCTGGTAGTGGTCGCCGCGAAGCTTTCTTCCAGCGTCAAAGAACTCCGCAAAGATGTCGATGATATTATTTCCAGAAATACGTTTGTGGAAACAACCCGACTTAGGGCACAAGTAGATATGCATGAAAAACAGATCAGTGCTTTATGGCAATTTACAAATAAGATCAGAGATATGTTTAACGGAGGCTCCAAGTAATGCCGATAGCTACTCTTTTGCCAAGCCTTCTCCCTGTAGTAGGGGATGTCCTGGATCGGTTCTTCCCGAATAAAGAAGAGAAGGAAAGAGCACAAAGAGAAATAGAGGCAAAGCTAACCGAGCACCTTGCTAAAATTGACCTAGCCCAGTTAGAAGTAAACAAACAAGAAGCAAGCCACAGATCCATCTTTATTGCAGGATGGCGACCCTTTGTCGGATGGACCTGTGGGCTTGCTTTATTTTATACCTATTTAGCACAGCCTATAGCTATGTTCATTTTGGCACAGACAGGGGATTTGGTTCAGTTACCCCATGTAGATTTAAGTATGATGATGCCTGTTCTGTTAGGAATGCTTGGATTGGGAGGTCTTAGAAGTTTTGAAAAGTATAAGGGAGTAAGTAAGTGATATGGATGGTATTCTTTTAGCGGAACATCTGCTGAGAATTATTGATGAGCGTCATACTAGAATTGTAGAGATGATAACCAGAGGTTCTTTAAAAAACATGGAGGAATATAAACAATTAGTTGGCTCCTTGGAATCTTTGGATTATATAGGAGATTCCGTAAGGGAAATCCTAGAAAAGGCAGACTAATGACAGACACAACCGTTTCTATAAAAGAAGCGCCAAAAGGTGAAAGTACCGTTATTTCTTTTGATAAAGCTTATATTAATCCAGAAGAAAAAATCTTAGATCCAGAGAAATTAGAGGGCAGCGCCCTTGAAAGGTTGCCTAAACCGACTGGATGGAGGCTTTTAATTCTTCCTTATCGTGGTAAAGGGAAGACAGAGGGGGGAGTTTTCCTTCCTGACCAAACGATAGAAAGAGAATCCGTTGCAACGGTATGCGGATACGTTCTTTCTGTTGGGCCTTTGGCGTACAAGGATAAGGAAAAGTTCCCTAGTGGGTCCTGGTGCGCGGAGAAGGATTGGGTCATTTTTGGGAGATACGCGGGTGCTCGTTTTAAGATAGACGGCGGCGAGGTTCGTATCCTAAATGACGATGAAGTAATAGCCGTTATCCAGGACCCTGAAGACATCCTGCACTTTTAACATGGAGAAAACCCATGCCTGAACCGGAACAAAATATTGTAGATCTTCCTTCCGAGGGACAACCCGTATCAGTAGAAATAGACAAATCGGCTGTTTCTGAAGTTGTCGAGGAAGGGGGTACAGAAGAACACGAAGTATATAGTGCTAAAGTTCAAAAACGCATAGATAAGCTGACTAAAAAAGCACGGGAAGCAGAACGGCAACAAGCAGCCGCTATTGCCTATGCAAAAAACGTCCAACAGGAAAACACAGCCTTAAAAGGGCGCGTCCATAACTTGGATGTGGGATACGTTAGCGAGTATGGGGATCGTATCACCTCTCAGACTGAATCTTTGACTAAAGATTTAGAAACCGCCATAGCGACAAATGATACAAGCCAACAAGTAGAATTAAACAAAAAGCTGGCACAGTTAGCTATTGAAGAAGAGAGAGTACGAGCGGCTAAAGCAGAACAAAAACGCATGGAGCAAGCTGCTGCACAACAAGCGGCACAGCCCCAGGCTCCTGTTCGAGCAGACCCTAAAGCTGAAGAATGGGCAACACAAAATAAATGGTTCGGAGAAAATGATGCCATGACGTTTGCAGCATTCGGCATTCATAAAACATTGGTTGAAGAAGAAGGCTTTGACACAAACTCTCCTGAATATTATGCTGAGATTGACAAAAGAGTTCGAGAAGCTTTTCCACATAAGTTTGATCAAGAAACTATGGTGGAAGAGACAGTCTCCGTATCAGAAGGTAGACGGCCTCAACAGGCTGTTGCCTCTGCCGTTCGTTCCAGCAATTCTGGACGCAAAACAGTAAAACTCTCTCCTAGTGAAGTTGCGATAGCCAATAAACTTGGAGTGCCGCTTAACGAGTACGCGAAATACAAACGCTGATGGAGAACGATATGACTACTGAAAAGATTGATCGCACTCCCCGCGCTGCAAAGACTAGAGCGACGAAACCACGTCGCAAGCCTTGGCAACCACCGTCTATGTTAGACGCACCCCAACCACCAGAAGGTTTTGCTCACCGCTGGATTAGGGCTGAAGTGAGGGGATTTGATGACCGAAAGAATATTTCTGCTCGTATGAGAGAAGGGTGGGAATTGGTCCGTAAAGAAGAATACCCTGATTTTGAAGCTCCTACGATGGATACAGGTAAGTATGAAGGAGTTTTTGGTGTTGGAGGACTGTTGTTAGCTCGTATTCCTGTAGAAGTTGTTGAAGATCGCACAAGTTACTTCCAGAGGCAAAATTCGGAAGCTATGCAAGCGGTGGATAACGATCTTCTAAAGGAGACGCAACATCATTCGATGGCTATTCAGAAGCCTGAACGTCAATCGCGTGTTACGTTTGGTGGTCCTAAGTCGGAGACTTAGGAACTACTGTTTTAATTCAACAATTGCTTTGAGGAGCAAATGGTATGGCTAATCTCAATGGATCGTGGGGTTTGAAACCTGTCGCTAAGATGGGCCAGAACTCCAATTCCACTGGTGTTAGTGGCTATACAATGTATGAAATTGCCAACGGCAATACTAACGTTCTTTATCAAGGTCAACCTGTTATACCCCTAAGTACGGGATATATCG